GAGCCGCTNGAGTTGCCNGCCACCGAGGCTGAGTGGCTCGCCCAGCTCGTCAACGCCAAGGACGCCAAGCGTGCGGCCGAGGCGGACATCGACGAGGCTGAGGCGGCGCTGAAAGAGTTTCTGGGGTCGCACGGCGAGGCCACCGGCATCGTCGGCAACACCAAATATTCGGTGCGCTGGCCTATGCGACATTTCAAGGCTCAGCCGCCTAAGCCCGCCACAACCGGCAAGCCAGCCCGTGTGGTGCGGCAAAACACACTGACGATCAAAGAGGTGCGTGATGATTGACGTGTCACTCACCCCGAAGCAACACAACATGCGGCTGGTGATAGCGCGGTTCCACCGCAAATACGGCTACTACCCGTCGATCCGCGAGCTGGCCGAAAAGACCGGCAAGTCGATGACCCAGTGCGCCAGATATATGAACGCGCTGGTTAAGCGCGGCGCCGCTGAGAAGACCGCTGGCATCGCGCGTGGGTTTCGGTTACTGTGATTGGCGTCGGGTGTTCCTCCCTACCCGACGCTCTGACTGGCCCCGCTTTCGGGCGGGGCCGCTTTTCAGAGGTAATAATATGAGTAAAATTCCATATAAAGTTAATGATTGGGCGTGGCTGGTCGACGATCGAGGCCGTCAGATCAGCGTGTTAGTGCGTTACGTCGAAGAGCTGGACGACGGCTACACCGTGACGTTTGAGAACATGCAGACCGGCGACACATATCGTCGTCGCTATAGAACAGGGGAAAAGAATGAAGACACCAACGATTGACGAATTGAAAAAGGCGCTCGCCATACCAGAGGTCAAGCCACAGCTAGACCGGCTGGGGCGGATCAACCGGCCAACTACGAGCAAAAGTATGATGCTCAAGGTCAGAGAAAAAAGTCCTGTTAAATAGTTTCTCCCTGACCCCCGGCTTCGGCTGGGGGTTTTACTTTTTCTTGTTCTGGAAACTTTCCAAAGCCCCAGCGCCAAAGTAAAAGCCAAGAATAATCATCATCGCGTAATTGATGCTAAATTGTTCCATCACTTGCGTCACGGCATTTGGGTCGCCCCTACCAACAATCGTCATTGTCAGCACGATGATATAGCTGGCGAGAAACGTGAAGCCAAACATCAGGGCAAGATAACGCTGGGCCAGTTTGAATGGCGCGTATGCGTTCATCAGATCGATGCGGGCTTTGCTCTTTGCCGCAATCTCTTCTTCTGTTGATGTGTGCATGTCATCGATGAGCTTCATGCCCTGCTTAACGACATCGCCAGACCCCAAGATTTTTCCTAACACTGCCAACATTACTCAACCCCCAACATTCTGGATAATCCAAAAACTTCCATTAACATAAATGTGAAAAACAAAAGCAACACGCCACCAGCGATCAGCTTGCCGCTAAAATTTGTCGATCCAATTTTTATCGCCACAAACTCGTTGCCCAAAATTCTGAGAACCAGCTCAAAACTGTTTTCGTCAATATTTAAGGATACCGGCTTTTTATTTTGATCCATCAGTAACTCCATATATTAGGCCGTGGGCCGCCCTTGAATGTGTCAAGGTGCAAGAACCTACCCGATCCCTTTTGCGCCACTCCAATGCCCGTAAAACCGTGTTTGAACGCCAGCTTCATCAGCTCGTAACAGTCAGTGCCAGCCACAGCCACATCAACCGCTATGCCTCTGGTATGCACGCCCGGCTGTGCCTTACTAGCCTCGACGCTATGTTGTGGCGACCGATACGCGCTGGTGATTGTCATAGGCTTGCCATACTCATCACGTAACGCCTGCAACTTTTGCATAAACGCCTCGCTCATTTTGCAGTCGCCGGTTTCACTGCAACGCATTTCGGCTTCGCTAAAACTTGGGTAATCTTTCCAATTCATAGTCTCACTTCCCGCACAATTTCAATCGCCTCAAAAAACGACGCGCGCTCCGTTTCAGGCGCATCAAATAACTTGGGCGACACGCGCTTCGTATATTGTCGCACCGACCTTGTCGGCATCCACAACGTGCGCCGATGTTCAGCGCCCACAAGGCATAGAATGTCATAGTCTTTCTCATCCGGTAAATGTTTAGTTTTGCATCCACTACCAAGCTGGAAATGGTACACCGGAGAGCGACGCCGATCTTTCGTAACCAAATGGCTAGTCTTGACTTGCACGCGGTAAAATTCATTTTCGTCACTCCAGCAAACCAGATCGACCCTATCCTGTTGCGCCATAGAGACGCGAAACCCAAACTGCAACACAGCCGCCGCCGCGATATATTCGCCCATCAAGCCAATGGCTGTGTGGCTAATCACTTCAGCCTCTAGCGAAAGCCATCCAAAAAATCCAGCCCAATGCTAACGCCGTCAGTGTGCCTAACACAATAGCCGCCAGAACCTCTATAAGTTTTTGCCTCGCCTCTTGCTGTTTGTAAATCATCTCTTGGCGTTCCCGTCGAATACGACCCTCAAGCTGGATCAGGTCAGCCCAAGCCTGCGGCCCATACGTCATTTGCAGGTATTGCTTCAGCTCGGCGCGTTGCTGTTCCATCTTTTTTTTGGCGGCAAATACTTGTATCGCTTCCTGTTGGACTGTGTCGGCGCCTTGCAGTTTTTTGAATACAGACGGGTTCTTTGCGCGTTTCTCAGCCTGATCGATGTCAGACGCCGCTTTCATCCAGCGCGACACGTCGTTAATACAGCTCTCCAAGTCACGGCCTGCCGCGATCATGTTTTTGATTGTGTTGAACGCGGATGTACCAGCCGCCACAGCCGCAGTTATTGTGATCGGGTCTATGTCAGTCTCCCCGGCGTCAGTTGTTTGCATCTGTATTTTTGAGGCATGATCGCGCCTTTATGGATAGACGCAATGTCGTTGCCCATTTCATGCGCCCGGCTGACGCATTGCTCTCTAGTAGCCCACGGGCCAGTCGTGTCGTGATATTCCCAGCAATTTTCTGGATAGGCTACGCTACAGGCTAGTACGATTACCTTGAACATCAGGCACGGCCTAACACCTTGTCGAGCTTATCCTCGACACGATGCAGAGCATCCATTACCTGACGCATATCGTCACGCAGTTCTCCCTTGGTGGCATAATCTTCGCGGGTCTTATTGAGCAAAATGTTGAGCCGCTTTTGCTCTCTGTTTTGCTCAGACAAAAACCACGCAACACCAGCCACAACAAGGCCAAGTAGCATGTCTATGAGGCTGGTCATTTCCATTAGTCTGCATCTTTTATTGTTAATTCACCAGCTTCTACTTGGCGCACAATTTCTTTGTATCGCGCACTGGCGTTGTCTATAGGCACATGCCATTCAATATTATCAATTACGGCTTTAATTTTTTCTTTTTCACCCGTAAAAATGTTTAGTGTCCACTGCGCAGATGTAATGTTCATAATGTTCATTATGTTAATCCTTATTAAAGTTCAGCATCTGCTGTTATTGTCCCCAAATAGTAAGCTCCAGATTGCGTCGACGTCGCCGCTTGATAAAGGTTTGTGCCATTCACCCCAGAAAGTTGAAAAGTCACAGTCGTTCCGAAGTGGGCATTTGCTAAATTTCCATAAGTATAATCCGGGGTATGGTTCATTTCGACGGCGTGTTTATAGGCAACATGATAGTTATGACCAGCGGTAACATTACCGACAAATCCAACAGTGTTGCCGCTGTCTGCGGCTTCATAATACCGAAAGCATTTAAGAAGAGTGTCGCCAAAACTTTCGTGAACAAAGTCGGTTGCAGTTGAGCCGACTTCTAATTTTACACCTGTGATATGGAAAGCGGCGTTTGCTGTGCCAATAAGATTGGCTGTTTGACCAAAAGCAAACTTACCGGATGAGTAAGCGCCCCAACTTGTGCCGTCTGCAGATATGAGGTTGGCGCCAGCCGCAAGGCTAAAGTAAAGTTGCAACTCTGCGGTGGCGTTATTCGCAAGCGCGTTACCTGATGCACCATCGCCATCAAACGTAATTGTCTTGTACTCCCAAGTATCAGCCGAGCTTATTGTGTAAGTTTTAGTTTGGCTCCTTGCTGATGCGCCACCAATACCATTGTTAGTGTACATCAGAACAGCGTAGTCACCGGTTACACCAGAGCGAACCCAGAAAGATAGTGTTGTTTTTTTCGCGCTAGATGTGCCAAACGCGAGATGCTGTGCGTCTTGACCTTCTATACCGTGATACCGAATATAAATTTGAGCATCATTATGAAGCGTAGACACAGCGGTAGCGCCGTTTACAACCTTTAATGAATTAGCAAACCCTTGACCAGTAGGTACTGTGCTGTCTTGGCTTTCTGTCAAAGTGGATGAGCCGTTATTAACAGCAACTACACCGAACCTATCAACCGTCAAGGGCTTTCCAGTGGCACCCACGGCGGCGCTTGTTCCGCGCTGTGCGACAGTAAACGAACCGTTGATGAGCATTGTAGGGTTCGCGTGTCTATCCGCAAAGCCTAGCTGGCCTGACCCATCCGTCTTCAGCACCTGATCGGCGCTACCGTCACCGTCAGGCAACGTGAACGTGGTGTTTGCCGTCACGCTCGATGGCGCTTGCAACTTGATGCTGTTTGTGTCGGTGTCGTCCTGCAACTTCAGAACGTCCACGCCGCTTGTGCCAGCCGCAAAGTCAGCGAGATGGCTCATTTGCTCCCGGATGGCGTTGTTCACGCCACTGGGTAACATGCCCTCAGCAACTGAAATGCCGCCAACGTCTGTGTTGTTGGACGCGGTGCTGTCATATTGGGTGAGTTTATCTTTTGCCATATCGTTATCCTACTTTGAAACCACTAATGCTGGTCATATTTTACTCCGGCTTTGTAGGCCAGACTACATCATCAAGGCTGTTATATGTGTCCGTTATATCACGCAATGCTTGACGATATGCAGTTTGTTCTGCGGTCATTATTAAGTCGCTAGATGCCCACCAGTCTGTAAAGGCCAGCAAAGAATTTCTCTCTTTACGCAATGCAATTAATTTACCTTCCGCTACAGCCGCATCATTGTCGTACTCAACCACGTTACCGTCAGCGTCATAAGCTGTGTCGTCAATAATGCTTTTTACTGATGGATTGAGACTATAAATGCCCGAATATTTCATTGCGCTATCTCCATCAGTGTAATGTTGTACGTTTCATTGTTCACACAAAGGTTTGTTGATGTAATACCACCGTTTCTTTGAGTTATACCAATTTCATAAGTTACAGATGATGTCGTAGCTGGAGTGTCAATATGATTGAGGGAAAGCATAACAATGTTGTCTCCGCTCGTAGAATACACCTGACCCATACCAAAAGATGCGTTACCTAAATTTGTGCCTGATGCAACTCCTCCACGAAATATAGAAAAGATAGCGTGCGCACCGCTACTAATTCCTACTGCATGAATTGGTATTGAACCAAGTAACAAGATTTTATTCGATGACGAAGTAGGCGTGATCGAAACTGACTTTCCTGTAGCAACAAAAGTGTTGTAAGTTGTAGTGGATGCGCCAGACGTGAAGTTTTGCGATACAATTTGAATAACGTGACCGGGAATGGATACCCCGTTGCCAGTGGTCTTTTCATTTATTGTATCGACAAGTAATGAACCGCCTATATCTACATTGCCACTATCTGTGATTGTCATAGCGGTAGAGTGAGCGTTGACTGAGCTACCAGTTGACCCAGCGCCATCAGCCACTTGGAATATGATTGAGCCGCCTGCACCTGTGCCAGTTCCAGCGCCGCCCTTAATCGTTGTAGCTGTGCCAGCCGTGTCAGTGCCACTGGCGTCTGTGGCTTTTATATTTCCATCTAAAATGCTGTCAAACTTCGGGCTTTCCAGAGCGACCGTGCCAACCGACACGTCTTTAATGTCAGCCATCTGCTGACGTATCGCGTTATTGATACCCGCTGGGCTACAACCCTCGGCAATATTAACAGACGCAATCGTCGTATTGCTCGATGGCGTTGCGTTGTAATCTCTTACGCTCATATCTCAAATCCTCTGCTAGTTTATAGCACAATCTAACGCCCGCGTCATTGCCCCATCCGGCGCTGGAACGGTAGGCTCTCGGTGATGTTTACGCGGGGTAGCTCTTGCGCTAACAGGCCAGCGGCGGCTGGTGATCGCATTGTGGCACCAACGCCTTGCATAATGCCCGGTATGTCGCGGCCAAACTTTCTAGCCCCGCCCAGTACAGCCTGACCAAATGGCGAATAAACAGCGCCAGTTCCGCCAGCAACAAGACCTGTCGTGACAGGGTCGATGGCCGCGCCACCGCCAAGCGTACCCATTGTTAGAGCCAATCTGCCCGCCGTACCGCTGTCAGGCACCTTTGTGCCAATTACGTCAGCGCCAGTCTCGGCAAGCTCCTGCATGCGAGCGCCGCCTCTGGCAAGCACAGACGGTGCGCGGCGAGACTGTGCGTACACTTTTTCTAACAGCTTCGCAGGCGTAACCTCACCGGCCATACCCTTTGCAGACGCCGCCATTTGCATAGGCTTGAAGCGAGAATAAGCCGCGTCGATGTTGGCGAGCTTGCCAGCCTTGTCTGGATTAAACTTGCCAAGCGTCGTTGTCAGTTCCTCAGCCGCATCACTCAACGCCTCGCCAAGCTCGCGCTGGTAGGCGTCGGGTGACGTCATAAATTTGTAAGCCCGCTTACGCAGTTCGCTCTGAGCCTCTTTGAAGGCGGAGCCGGTCAGCCTGCCGTCGGCTACGCGGTCGCCCAGTTCTTTCATTATTATTCTGGAATATAGGCCAGCCTCTTGCTTGGGAAGCGTGGCGGAAACGTCGGGTATTTGCGATATGATCTGATTTGGCGCAGGTATATTTATGTCTTTCAATACATCGTCATATGCCTTGTTAATTATGCTCTCGGCTTTGATATATGCGTCACGGCCCTTAACACCCTTTGGCAGTGACTGTCCAAGTGGCGCCAACGCCTCATCATACGCGGCACGCTCAAAGCCAGTGACGGCGCGTCTGCGTGCGCCGCCTATCAGGAAGTCAGCTACCGGCAGTCCCGCCAGACGCTCCTCGATGCCGCCAGTTATGCCGCCAAACTTCTGACCGACTGTAAGCGGCACGCCCTTCTTGATAAGCTCTGCCGCGCCCGCTGTTACTGCTGGTGCGGCTCTTTGCAGACCCGCGCCAAGCCCGCCAGCTATCGCCGCTGATGCTGGCACGTCGCTCATTTCTTCTGCCGCACCAGCGCCATACGCGGCGCTCATTCCTGCCGCCTTGGCTGTTTTACCGGTAAGAGCTTTTGGCGCTTTCTGACCGGCTTTTGTAACAGTCTGTCGAATAGCCTCGGCAAGCGGCTCGTTTAATTTGGTTGCGCCCTTTGCAAGACCTCTGCCAGCCAAACCAGCCACGCCCATTGGCATAGCTATCGACGACGCAATCTCTGAGCCATATGCAGTCTTTGGGTAGTCAGAACGAAACTGCTCAAGCTCTTTGCGAACCTGATCGCGCGCCTGCTTGTATGTCTGATCGCCAAGTATGCTTCGGACAAAACCCTCGGCCTCGTCAGCAGTCCCAAACGTGATGCCCTGTCCGATTGACCTAGCCAGACCGGCGGCAAACTCCATTACGTCAAACCCGCCGACTTCTGGGTCTTTACCCTTAGCCTGCTTTTCGGCCAATAGTGCTAGTTCTTCTTGTGTCGCTTCTCTAATCGCCATATCAATCAACCACTAATGTTTTGCCGGCTGGTGTTCTGTAAAAAGACTTTCCGCCAGCTCTTTCAATAAATACAGAGCCTTTAGGCAAGGATGATATGCTAGACGCGCCCATACCCTCTTTTTGTAAAAACTCAAATGCGCCGCCTGACTGAGCCTTCATTGCATCAATAGCTACTTTTCTGGCTAAACGCTTTTGCTCGATCGTAGCCGCACTATCACCCGGCTGTGGAAAATATTTGATGTCTTCAGTCTCAAATTCTGTAGCTGAAATAGCCGCGCCACTCTCTTTTCTTAGGACAGCGGTTACAAAATTTTTCTTAGCCGCCAAGTATTGCTGACCTTGCGGCGACATTACAGATGACTGTGCAATAACTGGCAAGTTGCTTGCCGCATAATCCATTCTATTAGTTGGGTCATAACCATCACTGGTCAGCCTGTCGAATATAGTTTGGCTGTCAATCATTCTGTTAGCAAATGAACCGGCTAACAGTTTGTCGCCAGAAAAGTCTGGTTTCTTTGTGCCAATGACAGTTTCTCCAGCTTTAAGACCGGCAGGCGTAGGTAAATTACTTAAATCCATACCGGGAACCTGCACAGTTGTAACTGTGCCATCAGTCGCAGTTCTTTGCTCTGTTCTTGGCGTTGATAGAGCTTGATATGAGATTGCATATTGCTGTTGCTGAGGTTCAGTGGCTGTGCCGTCTTTTATTTTTGGCGCCAAATTCAAAACGATGTTTCTGTCTTGAGCCGTTACGCTTGTGCCTTTGTAAAACTGTCCTGCCGTACCCATCTTCTCCGCAATCTTTGCTTGCGTCAGAAGATTTGCTAATTGACGATCTTGCGCGCCCGCATAACCCTTACTAGCCGCCGCACCCATCTCAGCCAACACACGGCCGAGAGATACCGGTGTAGGAGAATAGTCACTGGCACGCGCGCCCGCAATCGCGGCTTGGCTAATCGCCTGACCAACCGGTGACGATAGCGGCTGGCTAAATGCGCCCATAAAGCCGCTAGGTTGGCCGCCTGCTGGCGGTGTGGTCGCTGAGGGTGTTGTTGTACCGGCGGGCGGTGTCATGCGCGGCATAGAGGCTCTTTGCGCGACGCGTTGCATCATTGGCGACAAACGCGGTGCCGCTGGCATAGCTGGTGGCTGTGGACGACGCAACGCCATAGGCGGTGGCACCGACATGCCCGGCGGCTTGTACTGTTGCATCATGTTGGCAACAGGGCGTGGCTGACGTCCTTGCGTCATCATTAGAAATCGCTGTGCCGGTGTCATCTGCGCCATACTAAACCCCCAACAATCCTGCCAGCGCGCCTACGCCAGCGCCTAAACCCGGCATGCCAAACATGCCGCCAAGCTGTGCGCCGCCAAGGCCACCGGCCAACGCCGAGCCGATAGGCTGGCGATACACCGGCGAGGCTGACGTGCCGCCGACCGTGCCGCCTTGGATCATCGCCATATAATTCGCTAATGCCTGACCGGGCGCCTCTTGCTCAAATTGGAAGCGTTGCATATCCGCCTCAAGCTCGGCCTGAGACTGCGCCTCGCGTGCCGCGCCAACTTGCGCCAGCTTCTGTAAGTCGGCGAACCCAAACTCATATGCGGCCGGTGCCTGCGCCAGTGCTTCCTGTTGTGCCTGATACGCTATTGGCGCCAACGCCTGACCGAGTGCCGCCTGCTGGTAGCCTGAGCCGTAGCGGCCGGACTTAGCCGCATCAGCCTGCACCGCCTCGATTGCTGGGCGAAACGCGGCCGACTGTAACGGGTTTGTGCCTGCTAGGTTTTGTGCCACAACGGCTTGTGTCATTGGAATAAGCGGTGAGCCGGACATAGCCCTCTGACGTTGCGCCGACAGCGCCTGCTCGCTTTCTGGAGAAAATCCAATTACCGTCTGACCGGGGTAATATTGCTGACCGATGCCGCTGGTATAGAGCTGTTTAGCTTGCCCCATACCGTACTCAATAAACGGCTTTGCGTATTCTGGTGGCCCTTGCGTCTGGGTGATTGTGCGTGTTGATCCGCCGCCTTTACTCATCGTTCAAATCCTTCGCCAAAATAACCGCCGTCGCGGTGTAATCTTTAAGCTGACGTTGCCAGCCCTTTCTGCCAATAATTTCCATCGCGTCACATCCGAGCGACTTAGCCCAAACCGCGATAGACTTCTCCGCCTGCATCAGCTCGTCCAGTTCACCGCCTGCCAGCCATATTCGGCAGATTGCCCGCTGTGGGTAGTCCACTATCTCGGTAATAATAGCAGACTTCTCTAGCGGGTGAAACTGGGCCTTGCCGGTAGCCACAGCTTGGTAAACATCTTCCATCGTATGCGTGCCGCCAGCATAGGCCAGCGCGTCATTGATCCACTTGTGGCACCTTTCCCACTGGGCGCCAAGTCGGTCTTCAGCCGATAATAAGGTAGGCGACGTCGACGTCATGCCCGTGATTTTTGTGTTCAATTACCATCGTCCCATTGGTGCTAGTGCTTTTAACAAAAGGCAAACTGTGTTCTAGCGTTTCGTTGTAGCCAGTAAAAAACACGATACTTTCTACTCCATATCGCGGATCGTTTACAGTAGTGGTGGTGGCACTCGCTGTAAGCGTAGCATACCCAATACTGTTTAATCCGCCATCAATGGTCCTGTTCAAAACCTCTGACACTTCTCTTGTTGTAGCTGTGACAGGGTTTAACGTGCGAAAATTTGTACTGCGCTGTGCCGTTGTCATCGCCTACCCACCGGCCTTACGTCAACGTCAACGCCGTGTGCGTATGACCATAAACCACTTAATACCATCTTCACACGATGATAACGGTCGTGCGCCCTAAACGGCACAAATCCTGCCGCATTTGTCGTGCCGCCAGCCTTAAAGTTTACTGCGTCTGTGGGCGTACCTCTAAGGCCGATTGACAAGTTGACTGTGCCACCTTCGTGGTACGGGTACAGACGCGTGACGATTGAATGATTGCCTACTTTAACTGCGGCCTCGCCGGTAACAATCGTGGCTTCCATTGGATCGCCAGAAAACGACGCTATCTTTGTACCGTTTGCGCCGCCAAACAAATACTGACCGCCCTTAAACAGCGCGCTATCGAGTGACGCTGGCAGGGCGTCTAGGCTGGTGTTGATGTTGTCCAAATTCTCTAGCGTGTAGCCAGCCGTAAAGAATGGCGCGACCAAATCGTTTTTGACCCTTACCAAAGACCACCTGTTAAGGGCGTAGTTGAATATCAACAATGTATCTGGCTGATCGTCGATTGAGCTGTTTGACACATACGACCACACAGCGAGCTGATTTTGCGGGTCAACGGTAGACGTCATCTTTTCTTTATACGAGAAGTTAAAGTCCTGATCTAAGAAGAACCGATCCACCTTCTCTGCGCCAATAGGCTGTGAGCGCGAGCCGTCGAACATGTAGAAGCCGTCATCCGACAGGTAGAATATGTTGTGGCCGATGTTACAAACCGACCCCGGCACCTGACAACCTCTGGCGGTTTCGACTTTGTCAAACTGGAAGATTAACGGTGGGCCAGAGTAAGTGGCTCGCACGATGGCGCGTTCCATCAGGATCGTGCAATATTCCCCGCCGACCATCCCGGTAATCGCACCGGCGTCTGGTATTTCTTGAAAGTCACTTTGATTGGTGCCAGCCGTCCAGCTCGTCGCGTCGTTAAATCCCGACCAATACGCTTTATACGGCACACGACCCGTCCCGGTATCCACGTTAGCCAACCAAACGAAATCTCTTACCACGGCGATAAAGTCAGCCTTTGGCGGCGTGCCGGATAAGTCAGAAAACGCGCTGTCGGTGCCTAGCTGAAACTTTTGCAGTTCCTCGCCAATACCGCCAGACGTAATAACCGTGTCACCAAACTGAACAAAACGCCAACGCTCGCCGCTTGCCAAATCATAAGCCGGTGAGCCTGATTTACTGATGTCGTCTAGGTTTGTTGTGGCGGCGTTAAACAAATACAGTTTTGCCGCGTCACCGGCGAACAGTCGCACGTTGCCGTCATTTTCTTTGGCCGCAAACACGTTTAGCAGTGTGTTGGACGCCGCGTTTGAATAATCGACAAATTGATTAAAACTGCGATAGCCATTGTACGCAGGTATCACGTTTGTGGCCTCGATGACGCCAGCGTTGGTAAAGTCAGGCTGGTCCGGTAGCCATTCGCCAAAAGTAATCATTGTCCCAACCAAGTTGCAGTTGTTGTTGTCTGTGTCGCCCAAATGCCAGCCGCGTCTGGTATTTCAGTCCACGTCGCCGCCGTATCGCTTTCGCCTGTCCAGTCCTCACCCAATATTTTGCCGGTGATTGTAGCAGTAATTTCTGGCTGTGCCGACCCGACCATAGCAAACTCGCCAACCGGTGCCGCTGTGACTGTGGCGGCGATAGCGGCGTCGCCCTCAAACTTGAAAACCAAAAACGCCTGAGCCGTAGCGTTAAAGGCTATAGTCGCCGCGCCGCCGTATGACGCGATAAAGTTGGCGCTTGCAGTGGCGCTGGCCGCACCAGTGACCGTTGCCGCCATAGGCTGTATGCGATTGGCAGTTGCCGTTGCGGTTGCCGCAATAGACGCGGCGCCGTCAGTAACCTGCACATGCTGAGGCGTGGCAGTGGCAGTTACAGCCACAGTCGCGGTGCCTGCTATATCAATGGCAAACTGCACCGCGCCGGTGGCGGTTAGTGCGATATTTGATGCGCCCTCAGCCACCAAAACACACAGCCTGTCACCCTCGCCAAGCTGATCTAGTGTGTAACCAAAATTATCTAATTGCTCTAACGTACCCCACGCATCTAGCTGATCCATAGTGGGGTTACACCACGGCAGAGCATCTAGAGTGTCCAGACTTGCGGGAAGCGCGTCTATGCTCCCCGTTAGCTGTTCTAGGGTGGGGTTGTTAGTAGCCATCAGCTACACCTAAGCCGCAGTGATGTCGAGATCACCCGTCGGTATTTTCAAGATGTCGCCTGACGCGATTGTCTTAGCTACGGTGAACGCGCCGTGAATAAGCAGGTTGCCGGAGCTTGCCGCATCAAAAATGCCGAAGTGCGACACGCTACCCCAAGAGCCAGTGGAGGCGGCAAACTCGATAGCCGCGCTATTTGATGTAGTGCCACTAGCCGCCGCGCTAAACGTAGCCGCCACGCGGCTGTAGTTGTTGCCGGTCAACTCGGTACCGCTGTTGTCGTCGTTAAACGACCCAGTCGACAGGCCGACATATACGGCTGATGGCATCGTGTAGGAACCGACAGACAAAATATGATCGAGGATCTCATTCTCAAGGTAGTCACTCATAGCCGACATAGTTTAGTTCTCCACTGCTGAATTTTGGCGTTGATATACACTGCTGATAAACAACGACCCGGTGCCATAATGCGAGCGTTGCTCATCAACTTTAATTTGCTCAAGGGCAAGGGTGAACCGTTGCATGTACTGAGCCGCCCTAGCCTCATCTAACAGGAAGGCGTAGGCTTCGGCCAGCGAGCCGTAAAGGTAGGCATCCGGCGACCGGCTCAGAATGTTGTTTGTTTGATTTGTAGCTGACAACGCCACGACTGTGCCGATGTAGACAATCTCAAGCGTGTAGACCGCGTCTGGCACGGGGCGCAGTTTAATCTCATCACCCACAATGCTGTAGCCTAATGGCTTGCCCTGACCGCCAGACGAAAACTTTGTATCGAGGGCTGACGGGCTGTAGTAAGACAACACGGTCAGCGGCGTGGTGTTTAGCTTCACCTCTCGCACCTCGCGCAAGTCAGTCGGCAGGGCTAGGTATTCGTTACCCGCAACAGTTGACGCTGTGGCGCGCTTTTCCTGACTGCGCGTCTCCAGCTCGCGGCTCATGCGAGCCTCAGCCATTGTGATGAAGTCAGGTATCTGCGACGTTAGGTCGTCGCGCGCCAAGAAGTCGGCTATCGCCAGCTTCAGATTGTTGTAGGTATCGACTGCCATTATACGGTTCCGCCGCCTGTTCTAAAATCACGGTTCTGATGATCGTTCAGCCACGCCTTCCAACCCTTCGGGTTTTCTTGCGGTGTGCCAAGCGTCTCAATTAGGTGATTATACACGACGTTTGGTATTTCCGCTACATGTTGCATGTGGCGCTGAGTGTTGCCGATCATGTTGCCCTTGGAGTAGTCGTTATTCATTTGCCGGTTTAGTTTTACCAAACCCTCAAAACTCTGCTTTTGCTCAAGGTATGTCGAGCCGTCGCTGTTTTGGTGTAGGTAAATCTCTTTGCCGGTTATCGGGTCTTTTTGTACTACGCGCTTCATATCCCACCTATGAATTAGAAGAGAGGGGGCAGTCGCCCGCCCCCTCAATAAAATTATGAACCGTTCAGGTCCACAATCATTGCGTGGGCCTTAGGCGCAGTTGGCTTGAGCGCCCACTCGACCACAAGGTGGCTAGTTGTGGCGTCGCCGTCTTTTGCCAAGTCTTCCTCAAGGAAGTTACGGCCGTTCAGTGTGCAGATTGACACAAAGTCTGGGTCAACCAAGAACACCCGGTCGTTACCCATCAGACGTGATGGAACCGCCTCGACTGTGCCGAAGTCTGTAAGGAATACAGAAGTCGAGCCGACGTAGGTGACTTCCTTAGCGGCAGTCATGTTTACGTCGTTAGACACCAAATTTCCTGACGCACTTAAATCAGAAAAATTGGCTCTATTAGTGGCACTGGCGACCATTAGACTTGGATTGCCTCCGTCGGTCCAAGCGTCCTGCATGCCGTCTTCAATGAGAGCAAGCGTCAACGCACGGTCGGTGCCGCCGGTGATGGCGTCAGTACCGTCGCCAGTCGCAAAGGCGCCAGAACCGGCCCCGACTGACCCGTTGGTAATCCAGCAAGAAAGTGATGCTGACTTGCGTGGGTCTGAACCAGAACGGGCAACGTCGGTGTCACCGATTGCCTTTTCGATGTCGCGGCGCAGTTCGAGAGCCTTCAACACCTTCTGGTAGTTGTGTTCGCGCTCGCGTCCTGCTGTGTCAACTGCATCCAGAGTGCCAGAAGTCGCGAAGACCTTTTTGGAAATCTGGTGGTAGTTGCCCACGCGTGATGTTGGGGTTGCGGCGGCTGTAGAAGTCGTCGCACCTTCGTTGTGGTAGTTAGTCGCTGACGCGGCGGTCAACTCCTGAACCTGCCATTCAGTAAAGATACCATTGCTGGTTTCTTTTTTTACGTTGCTGAAAATCGGTGTTTCAGCAGGGTCGCCTTATACCCCAGCCTTTCGGTGGGAGTGGACTATATCATCACCCCGGTTTGGGGTGCTGGGCGCTCTAGCCTGTTATTAAGGGGGCTTTACCCCTCAGGTAGTCTCTGAACCTTCCCCCGGTGTACCGAGGGCTTGGATGCTGATTGCCATAGCTTTCGCCTTAGGGTTCCAGCAGTTCACCCAGTTTAGACCGCACCTACCCTATCTAATGCGGTATATGATATCGGCGAGCTGTTCGCGCTCACCAATAGCCGCTCCTGTTGCAAAAACAGTCATTTTATTTACTCCTCGGGCTATCTGCCCATTAGATACTCAACAGCGGCATCCACGGTTCCAGCGTTTTCAAAACGCTTTTTCGCTTCTTGCCGAGAACGTGTAGCAACTTCACGCTTGGTTTTCGGGCGTCCTGCCTTAGCCATCTTTGGCGCCTGCCGGGTGCGTTTTTTGGCGGCGGGTTTCTTCGACTGAAGGCTGTCCCACTTCCACGCTTTGTAGAGAAGCTCGATAGCCCGCGCGTCAGACGCGTTGGCAATCTCTTGTTCGCTAAACCCAATACGACGCTGTGCGTACTTGATTACTTCCTGACGCTCGGTTTCCCGTTTCTCGTCATTCTGCCAATCAGGTATGCGGTGCAACATATCGGCGCGCTGGTGCTGTAAATGCTTTTCCAGATTGCGCTGATGATCCTGCATCTGCTGTTCTGCGACGCGTTGCCTCTCGGCCTCGACTGTCTTTTGCTGTTCCTTGTACTGATCCCANTCGGTCTTAGCTAGGAACAAGTCACGCTCGCTCATCGTTTCGGCTAATGCTCTCCAATCAGGTTCCTGCTGGACTGTCTGTTGGATTTGGGCGCTCAACAAATCAAGTTGCTGTGCGTAGGTGTCGCGCATCTGCTTAACCTCGGCCGCCTCTTGTTCAAAGGCTTTGCGCTGGTTAGCCAATTCCATCGACTTCCTAGTAAATGACTGCTGACGCTGATAACCGTTTCGCAGTTCGTCTAGGTCTACCTCAACAGTCTCGCCGTCAATTTTGACTTCGTACTTTTGTTGAGGCTCCTCGACAACTTCGTCGTCTTCATCATCGTAGTAGTCATCTTCACCGTCAGCGGCTTCATCATCATCGATGTCGTCATCCGGCGCCTCGTCGGCGTTATCGGTGGCGGCATCTAGTGCCTCAGCCTCGGGCTGTTGAGGCTCTTCCTGAGCCTCGTTCTCTTCTGCCGCAGTATCCGCTGGCGGATTGCTCAGAAGGCTTAATGCGTCATTCATTGATAAAACGTCGGTTCCATTTGGATTATCGACCATAATGTCATCACCTTATGTTGTTAATAATATTGCGGCGCTTTAACTCTTCTATCTGCGCCTCTGCCAACTTACCATCCTCTACCACGCTTTGAAAATACCCCCTTAGAGCATAAAGNGCTTGGCTCAGATTATAAATACGCTCGCGTGCCTCAGTGTCGGCNACTTCGCTCGACTTCCACGCCTCGNTAAACTTGGCGTCCAAATGCTCAAACGCCTCGATAAAAAGCTCATGCCTTANCAGGCTGGCGGCCTTTTCNGCNCGCGCCTGCTTGTCCCTTAGTTTGTGTTTGTCCATTCTTCCCTACGCTAAAAGTGTGTATCCNGTCAGGTNAGGCGCNTNNCGGAAATACTGCGGCCGNGTAGCGCCAGCGCGCCGGAACGCCAAGTTGGCTGTGTCGAAATCTTGTTGCGGTATGCCGTAGCGATCAGCAAATAGGCTCATGCCCATAGGCGCAATGTCCAGCAAACCCATACGCGCATAGTCGCCAGCATCATACGGGCCGGGTGTTGTGATCGGTGTGCCAAACGGCAGGTCGGCGCTCATGCGACACGCCTGCAAGTCTTCGTCGAACGTGTAGCCGTCTGGACACTCTTCTTGACCCGTGACCGGATTTGTCTGCGTTGGCACAATGTCATCTCTGCCGCCAGCATCTGGGTCGCCGTTCATATAATCAATGCTTGTTGTCACATATGGGTCAATGTCAAAAATTTCAGAAATAAAACCGGGTAAACCAAATCCCGGCGCTTGATTTTCAAAACTACCAAAAATACCTTTTGGGCTTCCATAAATTGATCCAATATTTCGATCTAAAACTGTTTGGTAGTTTTGCGTCCGACCTAAATCAAGACCAAACAATCCCAATAAACCCGGCTGTTTTCCGGTTTGATAGGCTTTTTTTATAGCTCGATCAACGAAATTTAACCTTTGATCCGGCGGAGCCATAGTTATTTCGGTCATAGCTTTTGCAAGGTTTACGTCAAAGCCTCTATCGCTACTTTGGTAATCTGCTTTAGCCGCATCAATTTCGCTTTGGCTGGGTGCAGTAGCAGGAGAGCTACCAGCAAATTCTGGTGTACCATATTGGGCCATACTTTCACCGGGTGACATTGTGGCGACGTCAGCATCTTCCATTCTGCCGCCGCTATTATCTGAAATTCCGCCGCCAGCCATTCCACCAAAGTCGCCCATACCCTCACCGCCATAACCGCCGGGGTAGGCCGGGATGCCGTTCACCTTTTCACCCGATCCGCCCATAGCCTTTAACAGCTTTGCTTCGTCCGGNGTGATGTANGCCAGTANGTGCTTCTGGCCTCTAATCTTGGTGGTGCGTGGCGGATTTTTCATTACTGCGCCCTCGGTAGGTTTGTTGATATTTCGGCGTCGGTCACTGCCTTAGCCACGCGTAGTTGCGCCTCGGCCTCTAGCTCTTGGCGCCGTATGTCCATTTCCATAATCATCTTCTCGCG